TGATCCAGAGGGTGCGAAGTTTGCCCATGCGAGTGAGATTCTGAGTTCATCGACTTGGAGGAAGAGTTCTGATCTGACATCATCTACAGCATCTAAAAAGAAATTAATTAAAGGTTCCATCTCTGGTTCCTTATGTATGTCACCTCTGCTAGTGCGAACACCTGCAGGGTAATTATACATTTGCATATCAAGAGTCTTAATAAACTCAAGTGCTTGGTCTATTGCTTGGTCATCATCTAGACGATACTCCCAAACTCTTGTAGGAAATAAATCATGGGTCTTCTTCATTTAAACTCGCAACGCATCATTAACTCTGTAAGAAATGCCACAAGATTAATTTCCTGATCCATGACAAAGGTTGCTTTGTACTGGTACTCACCAATAACTAGCACTGCTTCGGGAATAGATTTAGGAAGCAGATATGTATAGAGGTTATCATAGATCTTACGCATGATAACTTGTGGTTCATTATCTATATTAGATGTGACCCACTTCTTCATCTTAGTAAACTCACGGTCTCTAAGATACCCTATAAGGTCACTGATCTTAACATCACTAACCTGTGCCAGAATACCTGTATCAATTTTACCTCTAGAAGCATACCTCTGCAACTCATTAAGAGTTCTTCTAAAGTCAGGAAAATGTTTTTGTATTACTTCTGCAACTACCTTGAGTTCGAACTCTATATTCTCTTGCTCAAGTATAGAATTAATTCTTTTAAGGAATGCACTTGCTAACTGTGCTTTCTCCTTACCTTTGATATGAAAATCAACTACAGAACACCTAGAATGTAGAGGTTCTATGATCTTATTTTTATAATTACATGTGAAGATGAACCGACAGTTCTTTTGGAACTCCTCAATCGACGCACGGAGTAAGAGTTGTACGTCTGGGGTCGTATTATCTGCCTCATCCACAATGATAATCTTGTGACTAGACCCAGATGTAAGAGAAACAGTACTAGCAAAGGTCTTTGCCTTATTGCGTACAGTGTCCAAGAATCTACCTTCATCAGACCCATTAATGACATAGAAATCTGCTCCTAATTCTCTACATAATGCCTTAGCAATAGTAGTTTTACCGATCCCTGCAGGACCTGACAACAATAGATTAGGGATCTCACCCTGCTCTAAGAATCCTTTAAACATTGCCTTGGATTCATCAGGCAAGATGCAATCATCCACCTTTTCGGGTCGATATTTCTCGACCCATAAAAAATCATTCATAATAAAATTAAACCCATGAAGGTTTACGATCAGGTTTCCTCAGGTAATTATCGCATACCCAAGGTTTAGATGCAATATACTGTTTGTATGCATCAAATGTTGTAATAGATGTATCATACTTCCACTGGTCAGGCATAGCACGAGTCCATTCAGTAGGATCTGTGTCCTGAGGAGGGAAGATCTGAGTACAATGTGCAATAGTTGATTGACAACTGTGTATCTTACCATACCTATGAGTATATTCATAGCATAAAGCAAGACCGTGTAATATTAACCATGTATAATGATCTTGTGCCCAGATAGTACATGGGTGGTTACGAAACGCACCCTTATCTGTAGCATAAAAACCACCAGATTTCTTAGGTAACCTACCAAAACCATGACCCCACTTCTCAGACCCCACAATAGATAACATTTGGCATGTTTCTAGTGGCATCTTGACGATGTGTTTGTCAGGTAGTGCCTGTGCTGAAGCAACAGGATCAGGGGAGGTTACAAAGATGTTCATAGTTTTATTCTACCATTGTTTTGGATGTGTGACAACATCCCCATGGTCTATATCAACATGACCTTCTACAATTTTTACCTTGTAAACGATCTGTGATTGTTTTTTAGCAAACTTAAGATCAATCCATTTCTTGCCCCAGTAGAGACCAAAAAGGCAGATGCAAAATGGTATTGCTTCTGCCCATCCAATGTTGTTCCAAGCGTCAACTGGATTCATTTTACATACTCCTCGTGTAATTCACACCCAATGTAATGTCTATTGAGTGATTTGGCAACCCTTGCAGTAGTTCCTGATCCCATAAATGGATCAAGAATTATATCACCCTCTTTACTACCTGCCTTAATGCAAGGTTCGATTAAGTCAGGAGGGTATACAGCGAAGTGAGTCTTCATCTTACTAGGTTTGTTAGTAACAGACCACACACTACGCTTATTCTTCTTAGGATAACTCTTAGTCAATCCAGTATGAGGGTTAAGACCAGTACCAGGATTGTGATACTTACCACTCTTCCTGTTTCTAGTACCCCAATCCTTAGCAGGTTCTTTGATTGCTTCATTATCATAGAAATACTTCTTATTCTTACTGAGTAAGAAGATATATTCATGTGATTTTGTGCAACGATCCCTTACTGATTCTGGCATGGGGTTTGGTTTGTGCCATATAATGTCTTGACGTAGATACCACCCATCAGCACGGAGAGCAAACGCAAGCATCCAAGGAATACCGATGAGATCTTTTTCTTTGAGTCCATCTATCTTGTTACCTCTTCTAGGACAATTAGTTGGGTGGTCTTGATCGCTAGTAGCAAGTGTTTGTTTTGCTAATGCTTGACCTTTACCAGGTCTATAGTTGTAATAACTATCACCTATGTTAACCCATAGTGTACCATCGTCAGTTAATACATCCCTAACTGATCTGAACACTTCCACCAACTGTTGTATATATTCTTCTGGTGTTTGTTCTTGACCTATTTGATTCTCTTCATCACCATAATTTCTTAACCCATAGTAAGGAGGTGAGGTTACACACATCCTTACTTTCTCATCGATTGTCTTGAGGGTTTCTCGACAATCACCAACTAATGTGACATCAATACTCACTATCTGGCTCCAATGCAATCAGATATTCTAGTGATGACACATTATCCTCAGCAGCTTTACTTATGACACCAGTAAACTTGGCAACCTTACACTCATATATGTCTAACTTATATGATGTACATAGTTTTCCTGGTCTTATTACACTTAGGTTCTCGATCTTGAGACAGAAACAAAACTCTCGATCAACTGAACCTAACTCTATTTCTAGAGAGTTAGATGCTGAGTTCCTTTTATCAGTGACAATAGCAGAAAGCTTGCCTTGGTTACCAGTGAAACAAATATCTGGCAACTGATAAGTGGATGCTATTCTCTGAATCTGATTAAGGTTCGTAACGTCCAACGAAGTTGATACAACTGGGTCACCCATGTCCTGTATAGTCTCAGGAGGTTGAGTAACCATGCGTTCTTCAGCATAGTAATACTTAATAAGACTACGCTTCGAAACAATATCTACACGTTGTTCTTGGAACTCAACGTCACCATTTTCCAACGTCTTGATACTGTTAATCAGGTTACCTAGATCATAGATCGGTGCCTGTTTCTTAAAAGTAAACGCAGGGAAATCTGCAGCAGCAAGAATGTTCTTGTTGTTTGAGATTGTTGCAACTTTGTTGCCTGGTTTAAACACAATAGAAGGGTTAATTTCTCTGAAAGAAGTCAACACTTCCATTTCATAATCAGTAAATTTCATCAATAGCTTAACTCCTGAGATGGGATGTCATTAATTTGCACGTCTCCAGGATAAGATGTTCCTGAGAAGTAATATAATAGTATAGCATAATGAATGATTTTTAGCACGTCATTTTTATGCTGTCCTTTTTTAGCATACCTAGAAGCATACTTAATAATATTGGATTGACAGAACGCTTCTGCTGTACCGATAGCCTCAAGTAGGTCTAAGGTCTGTACACTCTTCTCATCTTTAGAATAGTGTGATCTGTATGTGCCACCAATATAGTCTTGCACAATTTTAATAGTTTCGTCTTCCCTATACTTCATGAGAATCTTTCTAGTTGAGTAAAATAAACATCGTCACATTCGACATGAGATAATGCTTCTCTGACAAATGGATTTCTAACGTTTGATTGGTTCCACCAGTGAACAACTTGTCTTGTTCCTCTGGTAACTGGTCTGACTTGATGTACTATACCAGTTGGATAGACTACTGCCCACCCTGCAGGTAACTTAGTATACACCGAGTAGTCACCTAAACGCAACTCTAACTCACCACCTTCGTAATCTTCATTAAGAAACAGTGTGGTGGAGACATCGAGTCGCATACCATCTGCATTTGTAATCTCATCAGAGTGCCAACCATAATTATCTCCTGAGAGATATTCTTTATAGGTGAAACCTGATCTGTAATTACTACATGTAAGTGCATCATGGTCTGATTGATCAACATACATGTCAAGGATACCGTCTTGATGACTAAATCCTTTCATTTCTATACAGGACTTGAGGTGGTTTCCCACCACCTCTGCCTGTAGATTGCTAGTAAGAACTCTGTCTATCTGTTTCTGATTCAGAATTCTGATCTTGTGTAGCATATGCGTCAGGTAGGTCTACTTTAGCGTCAATTTTGGTGTAGAGTTCTAAGAATGACTCCTTAGTCTCATCGTCAAAGCGGTTTAGACATACTTTAAGTGCCTTCATACGGTCTTTAAAGATGGCAAACGCACGGATTACATGAACCAATCTACGAGTTGAGATTACTTCATCGACCCCACCTTCAGCGAAGGTTTTACGGATGATCTCTGCCCATGTAACAAGATTCTCTGTGTACTCATCGTCACAGCAGTTTAACTCTGTGCAATAGTTGTTAAGAATCTTCTTCTCATAATTAACATTAGGGTATTCTTGCTCAAATGTCAAGGGGAACCTCTCTAGGAATGCTTCATTCAGTACATTAGTACCAACGAACCTACCATCGTCAGATCCTTTACCCTTAGTGTTAGCAGTTGCGATAACTGTAAATCCTGGAGCAGGTTTTACATACTTCCCAACTTTCTTGAGGAATACACCCTTGCCTTCCAATATTGATTGTAGGCAGAGGATCTTATTACTGGCGAGGTCAAGTTCGTCGAGTAAGAGAACTGCTCCACGTTGGAGTGCTTCGATGACGGGACCGTTATGCCAAACAGTTGACCCATCAACAAGACGGAAACCGCCAATAAGATCATCTTCATCTGTTTCTACTGTAATGTTAACTCTAATAAGGTCTCTACCTAACTGAGCACATGATTGCTCTACACCGAATGTCTTACCGTTGCCAGACAATCCTGTGATGAATATAGGATAGAAGATCTTTGATTTTATAACCTTCTTAAGGTCGTTAAATGTACCGAATGGAACATAGTTTGGATCCTTCTCAGGTACTAAGTCCTTACCTTCTAGGTAAGCAGGATCAAATGAGTCAACGAGTTGAGTCTTTGGTTGAGTTGACTCTTTATAAGTCTTTTCTAATGCTTCACGAACTGTGAATGTCCAGTTGCCCTTGCTTGTCTTCTGCACTAGGTTGGAACATGATCTAGTAAGTCTTGCATATATGCTAGGAGTCTTTACTCCGAAGTGTTTTGCTGCGTCTGCTACTCTCTTGCTTGTGAAATCACCCTTGTCTGGTGATAGGAAGTTTAGTAGTTCGTCATTGCTGAAAGTTGATGTAAAAGGCATTGGATGTTTGTTTCTATAGTATAATAATATAGCCATATGGCTACGATATCAAGTGATAGTGGACACTAATAATAGTGTCACGCTATCTGTCCTGCGAAGGTTGATAGGAGTCTTCTGTTAGACCCTTTACCCTTAAGAGATTTCTTAAAAGCATTCCTCAAGTCACGCTTGTTTGGGTTCTCCTTGACCTCCATGGATGTTTCCTCGGTCTTAGGTGGAGCGATAACATACAACTCAGAGTATGCTGATGTTTTTACAATGGCAAGTTTGTCTTTCTTCCACTGTTTCTTGTACTCATCTTGCTCCCAGATACCTTGACGGTTTAAGTAAGAACTGAACTCTCTTGGTGAGCAGAGACGGAACCCAATTACGTTGCACCATGTGTATCTGTCTCTGATTACTTTGATAAGTGCTGAGGTCATACCATAACCACCGTTCTTGATATCTGTGTAGTACCTACCAGTTTTCTTATCTCTAAGAACAGTGTTGTAACCACAGTGATACTCATAATCTCTGTCAATGTACTCAGTTTTTTGATGTACATAACCGATTTGCTGTGCTTCACCATCAGATAGAACAACTAGGTGACATTTTTCTACACCATGTGCTTGCTTCCACTTAGGTAGGAAATCTGCCATAGTTGCTAGTCCTTCGTTAAGTGGAGTTCCACCTAGTCCTAAGAAGTGTGGTGGTTGAGGTACTCTGTATGAGTCATAAGTATAAGAATGATATCTCTCGAAGTACTTTCCAACTCTGAAAAGGTTTCTAGCATGTCTAGTGAACTCTTTATTGTTAACTTCACTTGTTAAGAAGTTGTATAGTCTGAATCTTGAGTCTATCCATAGGTCACCTAACTCTTGCTTTGCAATCTTATCTTGTTGGTCACGATCTCTGTATCCATAGTAACCATCATGCTCACATACGAAAGCATATACATCGAATGGGATGTTAACTTTGTTGCAGAACTGACATAGGTTGATAAGTTGCTTGATAGTAGGGAAGATTTCGTTGCTCATAGAACCAGACCAATCAAGTAGGAATACTAGACCATGATTCTTACCATTTGGTACTGCTGTAATCTTTCTGAAGATGTCATCAGAGTACTTGTACTTGTGAAGTTTAGTTGTATCAAGTGTACCAGTTCTTGATTCTGCAGAACGTGCATGTGATGTTGCTGCTTTCTTACACTCGAACTCTTTTACAAGGTATGCTACGTCTTTCTTAGATCCTTGTAGGAACTCATGATACTCTCTGTCAATCCAATCGAAACTCTTAGTACCATTATAAATCTCAGGGTCTTCTCTCCAGATTGTCTCACATTTGTCCCAGATATAGTCACTCTTTACAACAACCTTCTCAGTTTTTACTGAAGGAACGTTTGTGTAGATTGACTCATGACCATCTGTCTTTGCCATTTCTTGAGTCTTAGAGTCAAATGATTGCTGAGTAGTAACTTCTGAGTGCTCTTCCCATGTTTCACCACCTTCTCTACCGAAGTCTGGTAATTCACCTAGTGCTGAGTCACCACCGAAAGCATCAACCTCACTCTCTTTCTTATCCCATGGTTGGTTAGGGTCTAATTCTGGTTCTTGAGGTGTTGCTTCTTGCTTCTCTTCTTTCTCTTCCTTTTGACCTTTTCCTTCTGATAGATCTTCACCTTCTTCGAAGTCTGGAGGTGTTGCTCCATTGCCACCACTTACAGGGATTGAGAATGATGTCTCTTGCTCCTTTTCTTCCTCTTTTTTCTTATCAAATTCTGCTTTCATGTACTTAAATATATCCTTAGCAGCATCGATTGCTTCTTGGAATGTCTCAGCAACCCCTACAGCGTCTCTGAGAGGTCTCTCAGCATCACTAAATGGGATCATTGCATATGAACCAATCTTATAGTGAAGATTAACTCTGTCAATGAATGTTAGTTCCTCTACATCTCTGGTGTTTATGTCAAAGAAATCGATATCATTAAGTGTCTCATAACCTTTATAGAAGTCTTTTGTAAGACCAGGATACTTACGCTTCATTAACTTCTCGATGCGTGCATCCTCAGTTACGTTTATGAATGCCATTGGGACACCGATCTTTTTAGGGTCTTCGTTTGGTGTGAAGAGTGCGTGTCCTACCTCATGACCCACGAGCATATTATATACGTCATTGCTTGTTTCCCAGATTGGGAGTGTCAAAACACGATTCTCGACATCAAAGGATGCTGTTTCTACTTTCTTGTGCTCAACGACTAGATTCTCTGTTGCGAGGAGTTTAGCAAGTGTTCCTTTAATCTCGTGGTTCATCGTATTCTATCGTATTTGTTTGTATGTACCTATGATAATCGAAAACCCTCCGCTTGGGAGGGTTTAGTAGACACTTTTTTAAGTGGTTTCGTCTGGCTCGTGCTTGCCTTAATGCTTGTGGTTTTAGCTTTCGCTTGGGTGGCTTCCCAGAATTATGTTGCCAGTTGGGGGTGTTCATTGTCCTAAAAGGATGCTTCTGCTAGTGTATCATGTAAATCTGCTGCGTCAAACTGAACGTAAGTCAACTCATCATTGTATACCCATCGTATCTTAGACCATATAAAGACAAATTCATCTTCACTCAGGTCTAAAAAGAGTGCTCTCTCATTCCAATAGATGTGATAGGTCATGTGTCGTCTTGGATTTTCATGGTGGAAAAGTCGGACTGCTTATCGAATGAGATAATCCGTTCGAATTTATCTAATAGTATATCACCTTTATGGGATATTACAAATAGATTAGTATTCAGACCCAATCCCCTTAGAATCTTGAGTAGTTCATCAGTACTACCCTGATCAAGGGAAGAATCAAATACTTCATCGAGGATTAGTAAATTTGTACTAACACTGTTCTTCATCTTGGCGATTTCTCTCCAAGTAAAGAGTAATGCTAGGTCAATCTTCTGCTTTTCACCCTCTGAAAAGGACGCATATGAGAAAGAATCCCTGTATCTAGACAGTATATTCTCATTAAAGTTCTCATCAAGAGTGAAATTCACATAGAAGTCCATACTCTGAAGATATTTATTGATTTTATTGTTTATAACAGGTACAAATTTGGAAACAATCTTGGACTTGATACCGTCATCCCTCAACAACCCAGACACCACCTTAAGATTGTCTGCCTGTTTGTTCACGTTGGCACAAAATTTTTCTTTCTCTCCTAATTTCCACTCAAAATGGACTAAATCCTGCTTCTCTTGCTCTAGATTGGTTGCTTCACTACCTACCTCTGTCATCAACCTAGTATTCTCTTTCAGAATACGAACCTCTTCCTTGGTTAGTGCCTGTATTTCATACCTATAACCGTTAACAACCGATGATTTCTCTCTTAAATCCTTTACTTCGGCATCCATACTACTAATATGGTCTTTGATCTGAGAATGTGCAATATTATACTCTTCTACCTTCTCTTTTAGTTCTGTAATCTTTGTGTGCTTGAGTGAGTCATCAATAGTCTGAGTACATACTGGACAAGAATCATTCTTTTCGAAGAAATTCATGTCTTTTTCTGAGTCTTTCTTCTTAAGATTGATCTTGGTCTTCATTATCTTGACCTTCTCAAGTTTTTCTATTGACCTATCAAGTTCTAAGAGTTGTGGAGTGATCTTATTGATCTCCTTTTCCTTCTCCTTTATCTGATCTTTAATCTCTTCTACTCTCTTCTCATTATCCTCAAACTTTTTCATCATATTACCAGTAGTTCTCTGGTCTACCTGCTCTAGGTTCTCTATATTTTTTCTTTGCATCTCAACCTTCTGTTGAGCAAGTTCTAATTCATACTCACATTGATTTTTCTCTTCTCTAACGTCCTTCATCCTCTCTTTGAGGAGTCCATTCATGAACGAGAAGATCTGGATGTCCAATATATCTTCGATAACTTCTCGCCTGTTAGGTGCGGTAAGTTGCATGAAGGGGACAAATGTGGATGAACCAAGGATGACGACTTGTGTAAAAGACTTGTAGTTGAGTTTGAGAATACTCTGTTCGAGGTATTTCTGAGTATCTTTAACTGCAGCGTCCTGATCAAGGAGATCACTGTTCCTAAAAATCTGAAAGACATTTGGTTTAACTGCTCTAATTACTTTGTATTTAATAGTTCCAACTGTAAATTCCACCTCAACCCTGAGTTCCTTCTCATTAATACTGTTGATAAGTTGTGATCTGCTGATCTTTCTAAAGGGTTTATTAAATAAAGCGAAGCACAGGGCATCCAACATGGTGGATTTACCTGCACCGTTACTCCCTATAATAAGGGTACTCTGTTTTTCACCCAGTGGAATCTCTGTGAACTGCTGTCCAGTAGACAGGAAGTTCTTCCATCTGATCTTCTCAAATCTAATCATGCAATGAAGGAGGAAATACTATATCGTCAGGTTGGATGACAGTGTAATGATACCCAAACTGATGACAGTTTTCTTTTACTTGGTCTTCATCAATCTCCATCATTCTAAGATCTCGATTGTATCCATCTGCAACCAAGTATTGATGATAACGTTCAGCATCATCAGGGTGCTCAAAAATTTGGACTACTCTTTCTTTGAGTGTCTCGTCTTTAACAGCATACACCCCTCCGCTTCTTTTGTCAACTAGAACGTACATCAAATCCTCTGTGCTTCTACATAAAGTGACTTAAGGATAGCAAATATTTCATCCTTATTATCAATTTCACTCACACATTTCTGTAAAATAGTTAGAGTGTCTTCTGCTTCTATAGAATCATCAACATCCTCTAAATGTAAGAACTGATCTTCTATAATTTTTAGGTCAGCAACATCAGCATCGTTAATAGATTTTAAAGTCTTATCAAATAGAACTCTATCCTCCTTTGTCTCAACGATTAGCTTGACGTAGCTACCTTTTAGAGTGTCATATTGTATATCAGAGGTCTCTTCATCCTTATAAACGATCTTATGAAACATTTTGTTGGGATTCTTATGAAAACTTAACCTCTTAGTTTTAGTATTTAGTGTGTGGAATCCTCTTTCTTGACCGTAATCATTCCAATAGAGTTGGTACGGGTTACCTAGGTAGTTAATGTTACCCTTTACACTCTTCATATGGAAATGACCAGTGCATGTTAGATCAAACCTATCAAATTTAGAGGGATCGTCTCCGTGTTCCATGGTGTGACCTGGAACAGCCTCAAAACCGTTAAGCTCAAGATGCCCAAGACAGACGCTCGCATTACTAGAAGAGATAAGATCGTAGGATCTTTTTCTGTTCTCGTCACATATCCAAGGTATAAGAAGAAAATCACACCCGTCAATAGATAGTTCAGTTGGCTCAGCGATAACTGTAATGTTCTCGTACTCAGCAAGTAATAGTTCTGGTGAGTTAACTCTAAGAGTGTTTTTGTAGTAAATGTCATGGTTACCTACCATCATATACTGCTTCACCCCTCTCTTTAGAAGAGGATCGAACCACATTTCTTTAGCAGCATCTAATGAGAAAAAATTAACATACTTCCTTCTGTCGAAAGTGTCTCCTAAATTGATGATCGTTTTGATCTTATGCTTATCAATGAAAGGAAGTACTGTTTCGGTATAAAAGGTTCTGTATTTGTCTATGTAATATTGGTTATCATTTCTGACACCAAAGTGTTGATCAGTTATTAGTAGGATCTTTGATGTCATACTCAATAGTCACTTTCCTGCTTATTCTACCATGAGAATTGGATGTTGTCGAGTGTGATATCTCTATCTCGTCTTTCATCGTTGAGATCTCTGCCAGTAACTGACGTAAACGTTCTTCTGTTCTACTACCCATAGCGTTGATTAGTCTCCACTCTTGATTTAATGTAGTTCATGTCTGCAGAGTTCTCGTTTCCATCTGTATGGAATACTTCTTCATACCCTTTACGTTCCAAGATTTTTTCTCTAATAGATTGTTGTCTCTTCTCCTTTGCAATTCTCCTTAGATATGCATAGTAAACTATCTGTGTGAAATAAGCAAAAGGATTTTTAGATTTCTCTGGGTCAAAATTGTGTATGTATTGGATGCAGTTCTCAATGCCATCCCCAATCATGTCTTCTCTATACATATAGTTTATAAAATTTGGTCTATATGATAGGTGTGTAGCAATCTTAAGGAAGCATTCACCAATATAATTGGAGACACGAGGTTTAGGATCACCTGCTTCTTCAGCTTCAGCAATCTGTTGTCTATAGATAATTAATTCAGCTAAGAACTTCTTATTATCTACATAGTGTTCCTTCTTTTTAGTGGACTTCCGTGCCATAGTAGTCATTTATATTAACTCACGGTTAGCATAATTATAGTTCATGGTGACACAAATGTAAAGGGGGCTTGACAAACCCATTTACAATGGTTAGACTCAACACTGTTAAGGGTTGGAAGGATCCTTAGGCTCTTTTTTATACATATGCTCTAGAAACGAGCGTGCGTCCTCAACTTTGGCGATTAAACCCATATTAGGACTCAAGGGTACCTCTCCTCTCTCAGGTTCGTGTTCGTGTAATATTTCTTTCTTTACCCAACGTTTATACATTCTTATTGCGTCCTTACTCATAGGAGCAATGCTGATAACTGACCTTTCTTCGATGACGAAAAACTCTTCGTCAGAAAAATTCACCCACTTAATAAAACCAACAGCGATTTTTTGATCACTTGGTTGAGTTCCTTCCATTTCTACGATCTTAGTCTTAGCAGGGTGTTGTATGAACAGAAGATCTTCCTTAGAGTCTGGATCTTTTGTCAATAAAACCTCACCAAGGATCTCCTCCCCAGTAATGAGTTTGACTGTACCGTGAAATTGTTCGTCGTGTCGGATGTAGTTAATCATTTTTTAATTTAACTTCTTTGATCTCGTAATCAAAATTCTCTTCCTCATATATTTTTCGTCTTGCGACTAAATGACGAAGAGTATAGTTAAGTTTGGAACCTCTCGCACAGTCATCCGCTATATCGAATAATGTAGCCTGTGCTTTGTTCTCACCTTTCCTAAGAACCCTACCAATAGACTGAAGATTTCTGACCCTCGACTTTGATGGACTCGCAAATATAACATTGTGCAGGTTTTTAATATTGATACCAGTAGAGAAGGTTCCATAAGACGCTAGTATTATAGCATCTTTTTCCCTCTCACATATAGAACGTGCTTCTTCACGTTCCATAGCATCTATACCACCATGTATAAAGAAAATCTTACGACCTTTCTTTACCTTACTATTTAGCAATTCCCATAAAGGTTCTCCGTGCTTCTCGACGTAGTTAAATAAAATCAATGTGTTTCCCCGTAAGTCGCACGCAAGATTGATGATAAGATTATTGCGTTTTGGGTGTGTAATTAGGTAATCTATCTCCTGAAAATAGTCATCAAACGGTACAAATCCATGTTTACATAAGAGGACACACACCTTCAGTGGTGTTAGGTGTCCTTTTTTCATTAGATCTATGGTCTTAGTTACCTGATCTACCTTACCAAACAAACCTTCCAACACTAACTGATGAGTTTCCATACCATCTAAGGTACCTGTCAACCCCACTCGGTACTTAGCGTCATGACATTTGTTGAGAATCCCTGTCAGACTTTTCGCCTTGTAAAGATGTGCTTCATCCCCGATAACGACATCAAAACGTTTAAAAAATTTACGGGGTTCTTTATAAATGCTCTGCCAAGTACTGATAACCACAGAAGAGTCCACATATTTTTCTGCACCTGCTTGTATTTTGTGTAAGTCATTTGTTCTCCATCCATATGATCTAAAGTCTTTTGCCAACTGTTCTACTAATGACACGGTTGGTACTATAATAAGTATGTTTCTATCAAATCCTAAGTGCCAACGCACTATGGCATAGATGATCAGGGATTTTCCTGATCCTGTTGGGGATAATAAAAGTTTGCGATGGTGCCTAAGTGCCTGATAAATTGCTCGTAACTGGTAGTCTCGTGCTTTAAAAGGTAATCCCAGTGATCTAACATAGCCCGCAACACTCTCAGGGCTGATGATAGATTCCCAATCGTCTGGTCGTCCATAAGTACTGTCCTCAATGTCAAATTCATAACCTTTTTCTTCTAAGAAATCAACAACATAATCAAAAAGACCCGCATATATCTCACCAGTAGCAGGTGAATACAAGCGGATCTTACCATCCCATTTCCATTTTTGGTACTGTGGCATATACTTAGCACCTGGAACATCAAATATAAAATGTTCACTCAGTTCCTTGTGTACATGCGGTTCGGCAGTTACCTTAAGGTAAACCTCGTTTTTCTTGGTGATAACTGTCATCAATAATTCTCATACTTCCTCAGTTCGATAACGTTTTTAATCTGAAATCCTCTATTGGAGCACTGTTTAAGAACGTTCTCCAAATAATTTATACAAGTTTCGAGGTAGTCCATTTTTTGTTTGGTACGGATGAACTCATCATCTGCCCAGATGTATGTGTTGAGGTCACCTTTGAGTACTTTATAGTTAAAAGGTTTCTCCTGATAGACAGATGCAGGTGCCTTACCAGAATAGTACTCAAACTTATGTTTATACATGCGGTTCTTCTTAACTTCAGCATCAGATAGCATCAGTTTAAATTGAGACCACAAGTTTAGGTACTTTTCATGTATGACAGTTACCTTAAAATTTTCCGTGTCAAGATCGTTCTGGTCGATTTTACAATCTTCCTTCCACATCTCACGGATGTCATCAAGATTCATGCTAATTCAGTTCTTCTTCTTCCTGTTTTATCTTGGATGTCGTATAGATCATAGCGAAAGCTCACTTGAGCTACAGCATACTCCGTACCATCTATTGTAGCATTAAACTCTAGTGCTGACAAGGAGACAGGGAACATGTTCTCAAAGGTGACAAAGAAATTTGTCTGAAAATTACTATTTAATACTGCTAGTGATCCATCAGAACGTACATTGGTTAGTATTTTACCAGTGTCTATCTTCTCTTCTGACTTATCCTCTAGGTAAGTTCTTTCTGCTAGGGTTCTACCAGTTGATAAACCTCTCATCCAGTTATGTAGAATGAGATAGTTCTCTAAGTCCTCATCAATAAGGAACTGTAGATTAAGAGGTTCATAATTAAGACCATGAGAATCCCAAGGTATAGTACGACCCATAACTGTGGGTTGTTCTACCTGATTGATACTGATACCAGGAATGTTCGCACTCTGTGCAAAGTATGTCACCTTGGGAAAGTCTGATAAAACAAACTTAAATCCTATAGGTGACAGGAAATTCCTGTTCTCTATCTGTCCTTGGAAGGATCCAACATCCATTACTCTTCGTCTTTTTGACTATTTAGGTACTCAATGACCTCATCATGATCCTTTGCTGCTCTTTCGAAGGCAGCATATTGTGCTTCTATACTGAAATTATCTAATCCTTCTACCTCTGATGGTTCCTGTGTGATAACTACCTTGGATTTCTCTTGCTCATCCCAATGCTGATGGAGATGATCCACCTGTACATCAACATCTCTCATAGTATGCTCTATCTTAAGGTCAAACCACACTCGTTTTAACCATGCTATGAATCCTAAAGAGAAAAATTTTACGAATTGGTTGGGTTGTTTGTTTGCCCATCTCTCCATCTTGGCATACCAAGGGTCTACCCCTTTACCAAATGTCTTTTCGAATTCGTATTTCATTTTTGTGCTTTTCTGATATCGTCATGCAACCTTTCAGTTGGAGACTTTTCTTTTTTCTTCCTCTTAATATCTGCAATAGCATTTTTTATGATAGTAAAAGGAGTATTAAGTAATTTCATTAGTCGTAGATACCGTACGGTGTTAAGTCATAATAAGGAATTTCTAAGGGTTCGCCCTTAAGAGGTGTTGGTTCACCTATTTTTGCTAAGATATCAGCAGGTATTTTTTTCTGACTAATATCATAAGGTATAGGTGCATTTGATACACATACCCTTACACATTCCCACTCTTCTTCTGTGAGGTTATAGTTAGTCATCATGATCCCATGGGTCTTCTAGGGTTTTGTTGTCAAAAAATGCTTTGTATACACCAAACGTGGTGAGTCCTAACACTATTACAACAAATGAAATTGCAAATGTGAGGTTAGGATCAGCATTATAGTGTGGAATAATTGCATTGCACTTAGTCCAAGTACCAGGTAATGTATACACTGGTGGGCATGATAAAAAAATCATCTTCTTACTATTGCGGGTACGTCACCGTCACCCTCATCATCTTCGTCATCTTCATCAATCCATGGATCTGATATTTCCATGCCATTGTTAATACGATTCTGTAATGATGCGTGCAACGGATCTTTGGTGAAGTTAACAACCATTAACTCATCACCTTGTTTTACACCCTCTAACTCAGGATGTACTTTAGTTGCTCTAGTCTCTACCATCTGGGAAGCAGCATCCCACCCTTGAGACATTAAAACAAATGCCTGATACAAGAGATACAGAGAGCATATCGCAAATATTATTACCATTATAACATATTTATATCCTTGGGATATATCCTTTTGCTTGTTGGATGTACTTTAATATATCTGATTCTACTGCCTTCTTTATATCATCTACTACGTTCACATCGATATTCATGAATGGTGGAATGATTCCTAAAATTCTTAGAGTTCCGTCAAGGAATAATGCAAGCACAGTAAAACCTAAAATCATAGAGATTATAGTTGCTTCTCTATTATGTTTTGCCATTGATGCTTCATCAATCTTTCTTGCTTCTTCGATTGCTGCTGCAATCATCTTATCAACTTCTGCCTTTGTGTAGAAATTTCCTAAGATTGGGATGTCATGTTTGTCCATTAGCCTCCTATTGCCAGTATTCGTCGAGTCTCTCCAAGACATTCATTAGAATTCTTTGAGCAGCACCTCGTTGACGGTCATCCCATTCTGGGTACCACGATTTGTCATGAAGACCTGTCTTCATCTTCATAATATAAGCTGTCATGTTAACTTTGTCAAGTCTTCCGTTCATTTTATACACTTCGTATTCTATTATTTACATAAAAAAAGAGTCCCCGTAGGGACTCTTGTGTGTATATCGTGATATCGATTTACATTAAGTTGTCAACAAGAACACGTCTGTAGTAGCGGTTCTTATTAGGATCAAGATCTCCACCGCCTTGGTCTGTGCCTTCCGCAAATGGGTTAGCAACCATACCGTAACGAGTCTTAAAGCCAATTTTTGGTTGGAATGTATCCTGACCAACGGCTCTGACCATTTGTAGAGGTACATATGGACAATAGAACAGACCTGCGTCGTATGCTGAACTACCTTTGTATCCTGCAACGTAGAAGTGTCTGTCACTTACGTTTGCTGAATAAGGGTCAACGTACACTTTGATGCGTCCGTTTAATGTTCCTGCAAGTGTGGAACTATTGTCATCTGGAAGTAAGTTTGAGTTTCCAGCTAGAGCAGGAGTGTAATCAAGCACACCAGCCATTGATAGAGCACTAGCCACGTCTGCTGAACAGATGAGGATGTTACCCTTTCCACGACGAGTTTCATGCCCGATTGCGTTCATGTCTCTTTCGATCTGGAATAGAAGACCTTTAAACTTCTCAACTGACCATCTACCGTTGGAGTCAACGTCTAGGTCAAATATTCCTGCAGTCGCTGTGTTGTTCTGAGCACCAGGTCTTGCAACCTTGTATACAGATCTTACAACTTCACGGTTGATTTCAGCAAGAACCTCTGTTGAGAGGATGTTTGCCAATTCTGACTCAGCGTCTAAGCCGTGAACTGCCTTAAGGTCTTGTGCTAGTTCTAAACTGTACTCAGCTTTGAGTGCTCTGGACTTAGCAGTCACAGTAACTTTCTCAATACTGAAGTTCATTTCAGCGAACTGGTTACCACTAGCATCACCTAATGCTTCAGCTTCTGCTGTAGGCATTCCGTCTGATGTGTTGTAAGTTCCAGATGCGTTTAGAAGTCCTGGGTTAGATCCAGACTGTGCTGTTCTACCTAGGTCACTAGCAGCGTTCTCTGCTGAGAACTCTGTATCTGCTTCGTTAAAGAATGCTTCGGATCCAGCTGTACGGTTAGTACCATAGCGTGATCTCATCGCAAAGATAAGACC